GACCGCAAGGTAGTGGTGATGCCGGACTCGATCGAGCTTTCGGTCGTGGCGGGCGATCGGCTGCCGCCGGAGCTATTGCAATGATCCGCCGAACCTATCCGCTCGAGCTCGGACAAGAGCTCGGGCCGCGCCAGGTGCGCGTCCGCGCGTCGACCGGTGCCTTGGGGCGCGACGGTATGATCGTCGTGCCGGCCGGCATCGATCTGACGCACTATCGCAAGAACCCGGTCATGCTGTGGCAGCACGACCCTGCGGCGCCGGTTGCGCGCGCCGCGTCGCTCCAAATGGACGGCGCCGATCTTTGCGCCGACGTCGAATTTGCGCCGGAAGGGGTCAGCCCCAAGGCCGATGAAATTTGCGGGCTGGTCAAGGCCGGCGTCGTCAACGCCGTCTCGATCGGGTTTGACCCGCTAGAGAGTGAGCCGCTCGACGCGAAAAAGCCGCGAGGCGGCCACCGGATCATCCGCTCGGAACTGATGGAAATCTCATTCGTGTCGGTGCCCGCCGACCGGGAGGCGGTTGTTTTGCAGCGCGAGAAAAAGGACGAAAAGCCCGAGGGCGAATACGGTGACGTCAAATACGCCGACCCGGGCTACCAAGAGGACAAAAAGCCCCGCTACCCGATCGATACGGCGGCGCACATCAAGGCGGCCTGGAACTACATCCACGAGGCGAAAAACCAGGAGCCTTACAGCGCCGACGAGGTCGACAAGATCAAGGCCAAGATCGTCGCCGCCTGGAAAGAGAAGATCGACAAGGACGGCCCGCCCTCGGCGCGCGCCGAGGAGGAGCCTGCCGCCGCGGAAGCGGGGGGCGAACGCGCCGCACCGCCGGCGATAATCCGCGGCATGATGGATGTCGGCCGGCTCGCCTGGCTGATGGATTGCCTCTGCGACGTCAAGGCGGCGGCCGAGTGCGAGAGCGCGCTCGAGGGCGACGAGTCTGAGGTTCCGGCGATGCTCGCCAAGGTTTGCCACGAACTCGGCGCCGCACTGATCGCAATGACCAAAGAGGAGGTCGCCGAACGCTGCGGGGGCGACGAGGTCGATCCGCATGACGCGCTCGGGCTCGACGACGACGATGTTGCGCTGGTGATGGCGGCGCCCAGCCCCAAAATCCGGCAATTCCGCCTCGCTTATCTGCGCGCGAAGGCCGCCTATTCGGCGGTCGGTGTCCGCACCGGCGCGAAGCATTCGGCCGCGACGATGCGCTGTTTCCGCGAGGCGATGGACCACCACGAGGAAGCGATGGAACTGCACCGCTGCGCGATGCGCTCGCATACCCGCGCGGCGCAGATGGTCCGCGCGCTGATGGATGACGGCGGCGAAGCGAGCAAGGAAATCCAGACCTCGGCCGGCGTTGGCGAGGACGAAGGCTCGCGCTCGGCCGACTACCGTCGACGTCAAGCGGAGCTCCGCGAGCTCTCGCCAACTACTCACTGAAAAATTCTACCGCCCGTCCCCCGGGTCAAGCCCGGGGCGAGGCGGCGCCCGCAGGGCCCTTGGGCAAGGCGACCGCAGCGTCGAGAGACGCCGCATCCCCATGATGGAGCCTACCGCATGGACAAGGTCAGCGACCTCGTCAGACAGCGAGCGGCGGCCTTTGACCGGTTCAAGGCCCTCGCCGATCAAGAGACGCTCTCGAATGAAGAGCGCAAAAGTTACGCGGCCGAAAAAGAGGCGGTGATTGCCTTAGACGACCGCATCACTCGCGCCCGCGAGGCGCAGGCGGCGGCGGCCGCGACGGCGCAGCCGGTCGAAGGCCAGCAGCGGGCTGTGCCGGCGGCGGCAAAGACCGATCGCTACGAGAAAGAGCCGAGCCTTGTAATCGGCGGCGTCGTCAAGATGCTCGGTATCGGCGGCGGCAATATCTACGCCGCGCGCCAAGCGGCGACCGACCTCTACGGCGAAGCCCACCCGGTAACGCGCGCGCTCGTCGTCTCGGTCGGCAGCTCCGGCGGCTTTATCGTGCCGCCCGATTACGTCGCCGAGATCATCGAGCTATTGCGGCCGCGCGCGCAGGTACGCTCGGCGGGGCCGCGGGTGATCCCGATGCCGCGTGGCACGATGACGTTGCCCGGCCAGGCCTCGGCGGCGACCGCGACCTACGGCAGCGAGACGGCGCAAATCACCGCGTCACAGCAAAAATTGAACCAGATCGTCGCCAGCTACAAAAAGCTGACCGCGCTGGTGCCGGTGTCGAACGACATGATGCGCTATGCCGACCCGGCGGTCGACGCGTTTGTCCGGGACGATCTCGTAAAGGTTGTCGCGCTGCGCGAGGATTTGGCTTTCCTGTTGGGCGACGGCACGCTCGACACGCCGCGCGGGTTCCTCTCCTTCGCCAATGGTTGGGTCGGCGCCAATGGCGGCACGATCGGCGTCTTCAGCACGAGCGGCAATTCGACGTTGGCGGTCAACGGCAGCGATCCGGCGAATTCGACCGGCGGCAATTTCATCTCGTCGAACGCCAGCTATACCTTGGCGACCGTGGCGAGCGAATTGGGCGGCTGTGTCAACCGGCTCGATACCGCCAATGTGGCGGATATGAAGCGCGTCTGGTTCATGCACCCGCGGAGCTTCAATTACCTCTTTAACGTGCAGAACTCGCTCGGCGTCTACGTCTATCGCGAGGAACTCGTCGCCGGCACCCTGCTCGGCTACCCGTTCAAAAAGACGACGCAGATTGGCACCAACTACCACGACGCCGCGAGCTCGAATAACGACAACTCGTTCGTCTTCCTCGCCGAAATGGACGAGGCGATGATCCTCGACTCGATGAGCCTTGAGCTCGCCGTGTCGCGCGAGGGCAGCTATGTCGACAGCGCGGGCAATACCGTCTCGGCGTTCCAGAACGACCAGACGCTGATCCGCGCGATTGCCGAGCACGATTTCCAGCTACGCCACGACCAGTCGGTCGCGGTGATCCAGATGGTGCGCTGGGCGCCGGCGATTTCTTAAGCGCCGGCCATTTCTTAAAGGGATTGCAGTAAAATGGCTGACATCAATTTGGTGCGCAATGTCGGTGCGCTGGGCGATATCCTGCGCCTGTCCGACCACGCGACCGCGACGGCCGGCGGTACCGGCGACGCGACGAGCACGACCGGCATCTCAATCGACCGCGAAGGCTTTTCGACCGGCTCATTGCCGCTGAGTATGCTCGCTTCCGTCGCCTATGAAGCGACGCTCGGCAGCGGCAATACCTTGTCGATCGGTTATGCCGTACAGCATTCGGCCGACAACTCGAACTGGTCGGATTATCAGACCGCAACCTATGTGACGGTGGCGACCGGTGCCTCGGGCGGCTCGGTGCAAAAAGGTGCGTGGAATGTCCAGGTCAACCTGACCTCGACGAAGCGCTGGGTCCGGTTCAACTTCAACCCGGATTTGAACCGCGCCGGCACCGATACCGGCTATTACGACGCGGTCGGCTTTATTGGCGGCTTCGACCGCCAGCCGGCGCCGAACTGACGGTGCGCTTCCTCTTTCTGGCACTGGCGCTGGCGCTCGCCGCCTGCGCCAGTGGCGTACCGGTTACGGCAATCGATAGCGAGTACGGTCCGCACCCGGCGTTTCATCCGCCCGAAGTCAGCGACGCCGGCAGTTAGTTGAGCGACGGGGTCTATATTCACGAGCCCGGGCGCTTGTCGCGCTGGGGCGTCGTCGATGTCGGCCTCAAATGCGTCCACTCATGCCGGCACTGCTTCTACTCGTATCTCGACGGGTCGAAGGATCAGTTCGCCGGCATGCGGCGGGCGGGCTGGCACGCGCTCGATAATCTATTGGTGCTCGTCGAGGCGCTCGCAGAGCACCGCTTTCTCGGTTTCGACGTCACCGGCGGTGAGCCAACGGCGCACCCCGGGATTGTCGATATCGTCGCGCGCGCTTCCGAACGGGGGCTCGCGAGCCGGATCATTACGCTCGGCCAGTTCTTGACCCGGCGCGGGCTATTGGAACGGCTGCTCGATGCCGGATTGACCGATTTCCGGTTTTCGCTTCATTCGACCGATCCGGCGGTCTTCAAGGCGATGACCGGCGGCGAGCTCGATCGGCTCGTCGCGGCAATGGATGCGCTGCAGCGCCGCGGCTTTCAATACGTCACCAATACGACGATCACCGAGCAGAATTATACCGCGCTGCCGGCAATCGCGCATTGGATCGCGGCGCGGCCGGAAATCTATCAGACGACGTGGCTGTTCTTCATGCCCTATTACGAATGGGCGCAAGAGGAGCACGCCGGCGATCACCGCGTCGCGTATCGCGAGATCGCGCCCTATTTGCGCGAGGCGGTGGCAATCGTCGAGGCGGCGGGCATCGGCGCGACGATCCGCTACGCGCCGCAATGCACGATCCGCGGCATGGAAAAGAACCATGTCGGGATCGTCGGCGTGCGCCACGACCCGCATGAATGGATGAACGCGATCGACCATCGCGCCGATCCGGAGGCGACGACGCCGGCCCAGATGCGCGCAATGGGCGCGCCGCTGCGGCTCAGCGATTTTGAGACGAATTACCCATTAGGACGACCCGGTTCCGTCCCCGGACTTGATCCGGGGGTAATCGCCACACGGGCCGGCAAGGTCTTTCCGGCGAAATGCCGGAATTGCCGTGCGATCGCGGTTTGCGACGGAATCGACCGGAATTATTGGGCGCGGCGCGGCGATAGCGAGCTCGAACCTTACAGCGAATTCCGCGGCGATCTTCTCGACCGCGCGCGGCTCAAATACCGCGCCGCCCATGTCATGAAGACCGCGCCCGAGGCCGACGCCCGCGCCGTCGTCGGGTCGCTACTGGCGCAATAGGACCGCCGGTGTATCACTCTGAGCACGGCCAGGACCGCTGGCTCGAGGAGAATATCTTTCGCGGCCGGCGAGGCGGCGTCTTTGTCGAATTTGGCGCGCTCGACGGGCTCGAAACGAGTAATACGCTATTTTTCGAGCGCGAGCGCGGCTGGGATGGCCTCTTGATCGAGGCTAACCCGCGCTCGTTCTGCCGTCTTCTCAATAGCGGCCGCCGGGCGCACAAGATACTGGCGGCGGTCGATGCTAATGAGGGCATCGCCGGGTTTACCGACGTCGAAAGCGTCGCGGGCTGGAGTGGGATCACCGCCCAAATGGACGAGCGTCATCGCCGGCGTATCGGCGACGCCGCGGTGCAGCATTTTGGCGTCGCAACGCTACCGCTCGACATAATTCTTCAGAGCCGCGGCTTACGCCGGATCGATTATCTGAGCGCCGATATCGAGGGCGCGGAATTTGCCGCCCTCAGCGCGCTCGACTTCGATTACTTCGATATCGATGTGCTCGATGTCGAGAATAACTACGGCGAGCCTGCCATCGAGGCGCTACTGAACCCCGCCGGCTATCGCAAGATCGCGACGCTGGGGGTCAACGACATCTACCGGAGGAGCCGTCGCTGACCAGCGAGATGCTCCTACAAAGCGGCCTTGTTCGCGCCAACGGCGCAGCATCGCGCTGAGTGCGTACCGGTCCAACTCTACGGCGCCGGCCTGGACGGCGAGCGCACGCTTGGACATTGCGATATCGTAGTGGGGCCAGGATGCCTTGCGACAGCCCTGGAACCATTTGCGCTGGACACCGATAGTGTCCGCCATCGCGTGGAGCTCCGCGATCGTATCCGCGAGCATGTGACACATAATCATCCGGCCAAAGCTGGCACGCATATCGTCGACGTAGACAGCCATTAGGGGTGCCTCCACTCCGGCCGCTCCGTGCTGAGGATCGTGCCGCAGGCCGGAAGTCGGCGGATAACGTAGGTGGATCCAAAGACCATGTTCTCGTATACGCGCCGCAGCCGCAGCCGGGCGCGTTCTTCGCGGGAATGTGAGGCTAGCCTCCTCGCTCGGGATCATTGCGGCGAGATAATTACTAAATCGCCGACCGAACCGATCACCTCGCCATAGCGCCGGATTTTCCCGTCGTCGCAGACATGGGCGAAGGAATCCGAGTCGAACGCGTGCTCGAGTTTCACATTGCCGTCCTCGTCGATGTGATCGGGTAGCGCGAGCGGCCCCTCGTCTGAGTCGTCGTGCTTCAGCCAGACGAGGCGTTGGCCGAATACCGTGACGTGAATAACGGCCATCCGGCCGAACTCCCTTTTTTCCGCAGCAAATCATAGAGGAGAAATGTGGCTGCTGCCTAGCCGGCGCCGGCCGGCCAATCTCGCGCGGTTTTTCGATGCCTACCGCGCGACCGGGGGCTCGACCCCGGGCATGGTCTTGATCGACCGCGGCGACCTCGCCGAGAGCGACTACGCGCAAGTCGAACTGCCGGTCGGCTGGTTCATCCGCGTGACGGAAGGCGCGACGCAAGGCGACAAGATCCGCGAGGTCTGGGACGAGATCAAAGACTGCGCCTGGCTCGGCCTTATCGGCGACGACAATATTCCCGAGACGCCGCAGTGGGACCGGATATTGGTCGAGCAGCTCGCGAACGCCGGCCTTGTAAGCTGCAATGACGGCTGGACCGCGCCACAGCGCGTCGCCAATTGCTGGATCATGGCGGGGCCGGTCATCCGCGCGGTCGGCTATATCTTCCCGCCCGGCATGCATCACCTTTTTGTCGACGACGTCTGGGAGGCGCTCGGGCGCAGTACCGGTGCCTGGGAATGCCGCATGGACGTGATGGTGCGGCACGCGCACGTCATGAAAGGCGAAGCCACAGCCGACGAGACGCACCATGCCGCCTATGGCGACGGGTTTACGACGGCGCATCCAGGCCCCGACCGCGAGGCCGGTTTGTGGGCAAGTGACGAGGCGGTCTACCGCGCGTGGCGAGCCAAGGATTTCGCGCGCGCCGCCGATCGGGTCCGCGCGCTCGGCGCGGAAATCCCGATGGTCGCGCGGCTACAGCGCGCCCAATCGCGTAGTGTCATGATCGCGACGCCAATCGCGCGGCACCCGGTGCGGCAGTACACGGTCGCGGTAATCAAGACCGTCGTGCTGTGCATGAAATTGGGGATAGGCCTCGAATTCGAATTTATCGTCGGCAGTTCGAACCTGCCGCGCGTGCGCAACGAGCTCGTCGCGAAATTTCTCGCGAGCGACTGCACCGATCTCCTCTTTATCGACGACGATATGGGCTGGGAGGCCAATGACGTCGTGCGACTGCTGGCTTCCGACCAGCCGGTGATCGGCGGCGTCGGCGCCAAAAAGGTCGATCTGCCCGACGACGATATCCGCAAATATTGCTGCCGCTGGCTCGGGCAAGAGATCACGCAGGATGCGATGGGCGCAGTCGAGGTGCTCTCGCTCGGCACCGGCATGTTGAAGATCGAGCGCCGCGTCTTCGAGGCGCTGATCGCGGCGCACCCGGAATGTGTGAAGCTCAACGGCGACCCGAAAATGTCGCCGGCCGAACGCGCGCATTACTACCGATTTTTTAAATTCCCGCACGACGATCCGGACGAGCCGGGCGAGGATTACGATTTCTGTCGTATCTGGCGCGACGTTGGCGGCCGCGTCTGGTTCGACCCGACGATCAACCTCATCCATGTCGGCGAGAAGGAATACACGAGCCAGATCGACGTCCTGTTTGGACCGCCCAAATGAAGAGACCGCCCTGCGATCACCCACAAGAGCAGCGCTGGCAATATATCGATAGCTGGATCTGCTGCCTCTGCTATCGCTGGTTTTGGGGTCGCAAAAACTCGACGCCGGCGACCGATATCTACGGCCGGCCGGCATGAAGCTCGTTGAATTCACGCGCGACATGCGCCCCTATCGCGCCGGCGACCGCTATGCGCTGCCGGACAATCTCGCCGACAAAATCGCCGAAGAGGGCAGCGGCAAGATCGTGCCGAGCGTCTTTGATGCCGCGGCGTTACCGACGAGAGACTTGGCGCCGCAGGGGCCGGCGAAGCGCTATCTGACGAGGAAAGCAAAATGACCGCGCTATTGCCGTCGACCGCGATCTCGACCCCGCTATCGACAGCGGTTGTCGGTCCGACACTGCAGCTCAACGGCGCGCCGCGCAATCTGACGGTGCAGGCGAATTTCGCCGGCGGCACAAGCGGCACCTCGGTCGACGCCTATGTGCAAACGACATTGGACGGCGGCAATACGTGGGTCGATGTCGCCAATTTTCATTTCACGAGCTCGAGCGCCAAGGCGGTGTTCAACCTTTCGGCGGTGACGCCGGTCGCAACGCAATATACGCCGACCGATGGCACGCTCAGCTCGAACACCGCAAAGGACGGTGTTCTCGGGCCGCAGTTCCGCACGAAATATCAGAGCTCGGGAACCTACAGCAGCACCAGCATTCGCATCGATGTCGCGTCGATCGATCTGCCCGCCAATCCGTAATTAGGGTGACCCAATGAGCCTCGGCAAGACGCTGCGGGG